GCCCGTACCGTCGTTCACCTCGCACCGCCTGAAGCTCTGACGGCTATCGAAGCAGCGGAACGGTGGGTTCTGGACCCGAGCGAGACGAATCGCGCTGCTGCCGACGCCGCCGCTGCCCGCGCTGCCTACGCTGCCTACGCTGCTGCCTACACTGCCGACGCTGCCGCCTGGGCTGCCTACGCTACTGCCCGCGCTGCCGACGCTGCTGCCTGGGCTGCCGCCGCTGCCCGCGCTGCCCGCGCTGCTGCCGACGCTGCTGCCTACGCTGCCTACGCTACTGCCTACACTACCTACGCTGCTGCTGCTGCCGACGCCGCCGCTGCCCGCGCTGCTGCCGACGCTGCTGCCTACGCTGCCTACGCCGCTGCCTACGCTACCGACGCTGCTGCCTACGCTGCCTACGCTGCTGCCTACGCTGCCGACGCTACCGACGCTGCCGACGCTACCGACGCTACCGACGCTGCCGACGCTGTCCGCGATGCTGCCCGCGCTGCCCGCGCTGCCCGCGCTGCTGCCGACGCTACCCGCACTACCTACACTGCTGCCTACGCTACCGGTGCTGACGCTGCCGGTGCTGCTGCCGGTGCCGGTGCTGCTGCCTACGTGGAGCATTGTCGGATTATTCGTGAAATTGTGTCGGAGTGTCCGGGATGAACTGCAATTGTCGCAAAGACCCCAAGACCAAGCATTGCCCCGCATGGCGCGTCATTCGGCGCCAAACCATCAGGAGTATGCACCACGATGGTTTGCGTCTGCGCGATATTGCCAAGAGGTGGGGTATGAACAACATCGGTTCCGTCGTCAATCAATTGGGTGACGAGTACACCCAGCGTCATGAGGCGCATAACATCAGGTCCGTGGTTGCCACGAGGGTCGGTTTGCGTCGGGTGTATTCTCCGATCAATCGCTGCATTGACGACGGTTTCACCCTGAGCGCCGTGTATCGTGCGATCAAGTCGGGTGAGATGTATGCGGGGCTATATTGGACGCGGTAATCATCGCGCTCGCTGCCCAATTGCGAGTTGCGACACCCATAACTGTCGACCTCAGACAGACGGAGTGCCTTGCTGATGCTGTATACCATGAAGCCCGTGGAGAACCCTTGGCGGCTCAAATTGCGGTTGCTTCTGTGGTGCTTAACCGTGGTGAGCCTTGCACTGTTATACGTGAGCCTCGCCAGTTTTCTTATCGTCGCAAGCGCGATAAGCGTCACCTGGACATGGCTGCGTGGAGGCAATCTGCGGAAGTGGCTCTCCTCACTCAATCCGGTGCTGTTCAGCGATACGAAGTGAATCATTTCCACGACACATCCGTCCAGCCTTGGTGGGCGAGCAAGATGGAGTTTCGTGGACAAGCGGGAAGGATGAAGTTCTATGACCGTAGATCAAGTACTAACAAAGCTGAAACGCGGTGAGTACAAGAGCATCCGAGAGTTCTGCGAGTACTATGTGACTGAAGATAAAGCAACCGACATCGTGAATGATTATGTTGCAGGTATGCGGATGAAGATGCTCAGGTGGAAATACAACGTAACTGACAAAACAGTCTACAATATCTTAGCAAGGCGTGGCGTGAACCACCGGAGGATCAAATGAACTACAACGAAGCATTCGAACTGGCTGTTAAGCGCAACGCCGAGACGCGACACGCTTACTTCATCTACAAGATGATCTGGACCAATGAGTACGTGACTCTACGTATGCACGCCGAGACGGACGAGTGCTTCATGATCCGTATCGGTGAGGTTCGTCGGAGGACACCGCGATGATCGAGATAGCAGACGGCGAGTGCTTCGCCATCCTGGCCCCGCCCAAGCCTGAGCCGACGCTGCATGATGGGTGGATCATCGTCCGTCCGTCTGATGATCTGAACTTCGACTGGAAGGCTCATGGCGTCTTCTTCAGTGAAGAGGCTTGCTCCAAGACGGTCGAGAAGATGGATTGGGAGGGTGCAGTCTTCATACACGCAGCCTGGATGAGCGACCGCAGCCCGGTGGAGGATGACCCCGTGCGCTACGGCGTATGCGAAACCTGTGTCGAGAAGTCTGTGAAGCTTGCGGACGAATGGCGCAGCAAGGCCGAAGAGGCGCTGTCTCTGCTGCGGACGGCCAATGACCGGGTCGAAGCCCTCCAGGTCGAGGTGGAGCGGGTGCGTAAAGCCTACACCGAGATGCAGCCCGTGGTGGACGCTGCGGTGCTCTGGGAGCGCCACTTCTCTCATCAGGCGGCAGATCGTCTTGTTGTCGCTGTCAGAACCTACCAGCAGTCCCCCAAGAAGTCCGCAGCCGAAGCCGTCGCCAACGTGGCTGAGATGATGGGGCCGGTGAAGAACTGCACGACGTGCGGGGCGTTGAGCCGCAACGCATTATGCAAAAATGGCGTATGGACCGAATGCACTAATTCCAATTACGGCAATTGGGAGCCCCGCCATGACTAATTGCGACGATCTGATCCGGCGGCTGGAAAAGAACGCCGACCTCTTACAGAACGGTCCCTATGTGTCGCTGAAGACGGCCCGTGAAGACTTTAATGCCGCCGCCGACGCACAGTCTGCGCTGCGTCATTTTGCGGATAGCTTGGCCGATATGCACGGCGGGGACCACCACGACGACGGCTGCCCAGACTGCGCCGCGATGATTGAACACGCCCCCGCCATCGCAGCGGCACGGGTCGAGGGAGGTGAGTGATGGAGAATATGCTTTACGCCATCCTGATCGGCATCGTCTTCTGGACTCTCGTAGCGGCATTGGTCGTTGCCGGCGTGGTCGCCCTGCTTTCCGGACCATGGCTGGCCGTTGGAGCTTCTATCTTTGCAACAGGCGTGATTGGTGGGACCGTCGCTTTGGTGGTGCTGTCATGACCCTGTCTGAGCGCGCCCTGCTGCTGGCTGTGGCGAAGCATCTTTACGAGCCTCTGTGCGAGAAGGGCGAAGCCGAAGGATACAATCTGTACTGTCTCACCTCCGCCGTCGAGGCGGAAGCCGTGCCCGAAGAGCCCAAGCTGGGTGAACCCTGCCGATCCTGCACAGGCCACATCCGGGAGAGAAGACCGATGACCACACTTAAAGAACTCGCCGCGATGCTGGACGCGGCCGCGGGACCGGCCCGTGAGATTGACAATAAAATTGCCACTGTGCTTGACGGGTGGTCTGCATCTGATGTCGTTGGGTTTTACGACCTAATGCACACGCACAAACCGTTGCCGAAATACACATCCTCCATCGACGCCGCCCTGGCGCTGGTGGAGCGGCTGCTGCCGGGGTGGGCCTTCAATGTCTGTTTCCGCGCTGCCGGGGACACGACGGGGGATGATGCGGGGTGGAGCGTGGAGTTACGCCGACCCTACGAATGGCTTCCGTTCAGTACAGCCCCCACCGCACCCCTCGCCATCCTCAAGGCCCTCGTCGCCGCGATGATCGCACAGGAGAAGACCGATGACTGACTGGCAACCGATGGAAACCGCACCCCGTGACGGAACCAGCGTTATCGCAGCCATCCCTGTCTATAGCTACGCTGGTCACTTCTTGGGATGGCAGATCGACGTGATCTACTGCCACGACGAGACGGGTGAAATACACAGTGAGTGCGAGCGCGACTGGGAATGGGACGACTATGAAATTTGGCAGCCGTGCCCAGCGCCACCCAGTGACGTTCCGCTGCACTATTCTCAGACGGATTTCGTACGAATGGCCCGTGATATGGCCGACGAAGTGACGAAGCGCCCTGGGGATGGTATTGCCGCTCTCACCGTTATGTCCGCCACCCTCCGAGCCGCCTACGCAGCTGGACTGGAACGGGCTGTGGAGATTGCGGACGCAGCTGTCATTGTCGCCGTTGAGGTACATGGCAACCTTCCCAAAGGGGCCGCCTGTAGCGAGCTTGCCGCCGCCATCCGCGCCGAGAAGGATTGCGACCATGGTTGATCTACGAGAACTGCTGGCGCGTACCATTTGCTTTGCTGACCACCTGGGCAGGTTCGATGCCCCCGCGTCTATCAACTATCAGGACAAGCACCAACACTGCTTTGTCCCCCACGCAGACGCCATCATCACCGCCCTAGATGCCGCAGGGCTGGTGGTGGTGCCGAGTGAGCCGACAGAGGCGATACTCAATGCTGTAAGGCGAAAGACTACAAGTTCTGGGAGGCCAAGAGCCATGGTTGATCTGCGTGCAAACATCCTTTCGAATGACCCAATTGTGAGGAATTCCACCATGGAAGTGACCCGCGAAAACGTGATGGCCGTAGCGATGACCAACCTGCGCAGCATGGCAGATGACTATCTCGAACTGGGCGAGGTTGGAACGTCCAACGTGGTCCACGGACTGTTAGATGAGATCGAGTGCCTGCGCGCCCTCAAGGAGCCGAATGCTGTCTGCTACTGGGACGCCAATAACAACGAGTACGGGTTCGGCGACCCCGGCGAAATCCTCGAAAATTACGACGCTGGGTCTGTCGTGGAAATTGAGCACGTCGCCGTGGTGATGACCACCTTCGAGGCCCGCCTTCCCCCCGCCGACGACGCTGATAGCGACGACGATTGGGAGGTGGTGGCCGACACCCTGGAAGAGGCTGCGGCTGCTGTCCAGGTGGAGCGGGAGCGGCGCAAGGCCCTCGCCGAAATGGCCGCTGCGGCCCAATAGAGCCTCGGTTTAGTTGATTAAATTGTGGAGATTTCGATGAATAAGAAATGGCTCCCTGTCGATTATCAGGACGAGATGATCCCCGATCTCGTCCGGGTGGTCGAGCGCGCTGGGCGTGGCACCTGACCGACGTGCAGGCGATGTCCGCCAAGGGAAAGCAAGGCTGGTGGGAATGGGAGTCGTGATCGAGCGGCCAAGCTGGTGAAAGGTCCCCTACTTCGCCACACCCTTGATGCTCTGCGCGAACTGCTTCACGCCATCAACCGCGTCCTTGCTCGATCCGTAGAAGAACCCGTTGGGCTGCATCGCCATCGTGCCGAGCATGGTGAGCGCAGACGAGATGATGGATGCGATCAGCGCGACGGTGCCGGGGTCTTTGCCCTGAAGCGACACTTGGCCGATCAGGAACGAGAACGCGCCGTAGATCACGGCAGCCGACACCAGGATGAAGCCGATCACCTGAATCATCCCAAGCACCAAGACGCCGTGATTCTGAGAGAACGAGGCACGGGCCGAAGCCTTGTCCTCAATCTCCTTGGTCATCTGCTCGCGCTCACCAGCCAGCTTCGCCATAGCGAACTCGTGCGCCCGCTTCTGCGCGTCTGCCTGGATGTCTAGGAGCTTCGCCTTGAACTGCATCGCCAGGGCGGGGTCTTTCGCCAGCGCCGCCGGAATCTCGTCGGGGTCGTCCGTGCCGAATACTTCTCTGGCGGCGTCTACGACACCGGTCGTCACCTTCTCGGCGTCATCACCAAAAGCCCATCCGATGATGGACGGGAGAAACTGTGCGGCCAAGCCGATCAACGGGAACATGGCTTACCCTTTCAACTCGATGTGGGGCATATCACAAAATTTAGCTATCTGAGCATCAGGGTCCGATGACCAAGTTCCGCCCCAGCGGACACTCAGTCCCATCCGATCCGCAGTCATCAGGATATGGTGGGCAACGTCCTTGAATGCCTGGATGTTGTTCCAGTCGGACTTGCCGTCAACGAACGGGACGAAGTCGAAAGCGCGGCTGGGGGTGGAGTTGTGCTTGCTTGTCGGCCAGGGCGTCTTGGACAGATGCTGCGCCACACAACGATCCTGCTCCTCCTTGCCGCGATGCCCAACAGCAATGGAAAAGTCATACGGGCTGGTCTCGATGGCGGCCATGGCGAGGCGCTGAAGATCGGTGTCGCAGGTGCCCAGGCGGTCCAGACTGGTTTTGCCGAAGCGAAACATCACACACCTCCAAGGAAGGATTCGAAGTAGCGGTGGAGGTGGTGGTTCACCCACACAGAATAAATCGACAGGCCGAGCGCAGCGGCAGCACCAGCCCCACCGACCAGAAGGCACCACAGAATCAGGCGAATGCGTGAACTGTTCAGCGACAGCCGGGTAGCGATCTTCTCGACGCAGGAATGAAGGTCGCCGTGGTCAAGAATGGCAAGCTCACGGATCTGGTACGCCACCTGTGTCGCCTGCGACTTCATGATCTCTTCTTCGCGCTCCATGTGGCACATGAGCGCGGCTTGAAGGCGGTCGAAAGCTGTCATCAGCGCGCGGCAAGTTTCGTCCAGGCGGTCTATGCGTTCGTGCGCGCTTTTCATTTCACACCCAGTTTCACCGCCATCTCGGGACGGACAGTAGCCAGCAATTTTTCCATGGTCGAAAGCTCCGCGATCATCTTCTCATTCTCGGCAGACAGCGTCTTGAACTTGGCTTCAACGTCGGTCAGCAGGGTGCGGATGGCGGATTTCTCTTGCTCGACGTGGAGAAGTTTCGTCTCAAGCACCTGAACCTGACCCGATAGACGGGCCGATTCCTGCAAAGCAAGGTTCCGCTCCTCGGCGAACTTGTCGGCACGGCTTTCAAGCTCCTTGATCCGCTCCTCAAGATTGGTCAGGTAGCTGTGCTCGCGCTCGGCCTGCCGCTCCTCGCCCTTGTCGTTGCGAAGCAGCTTCTTGACCTGGAAGAAGGCCCAGACAAGACCAGGGACGCCGACGCCACCCAAGGCAAGCCACCCGGTTGAGATGCCCGTGTCGAGATTGGCAGGATCAGGAACGCCCATAGACACAATCCCCCTGGCAGCGCCCAGCCTCGGGGCATCCTTTACACGGCTTGATCCTGGCAAGATCGACCCACGAGAACAGCGCCACCACGAGGGTGTCGGCCATGGCGGCAGCTAGAGGCCATTGGGCAATCATGCAGGCCAGCCCAACGAAGCTCCACAGGATGGCCGCGAGCCACTTCAGCGTGTATTCATAGGGGAAGGTGCGGCGATTGCTGCGGCAGAATATCCGCCATAGCTGGAGCGAGGCGACGGACAGAAACACGAACGTCCAGACGACCTCCTCGGCCACCTCGTGCATGTGGCGATAGGTCGGACGGGCTAGGGTGTCTCCCGGTGCCAGCAATGCGAAGCCCCACAGGTAGCCGCTCATGATGCTGGCGAGCGCCCATGGGTTTGACAACAGAGCGGCGCGGAGGGCTTTCATCCCCCGTGGTCCCGGTCCCACCGCCCAACCGCATAAGCGCCGATCATCATCACAGACCAGCCCGGACATTGGCGATTGCCGAGTTCACGTATGCAATGTACTGCGTGGCGGTCTTGCCAGTGCGGGGATCATCCGGCGAGAAAGTCATTACGGCTGTGCTGCCGACAGCATCCTCACGCCACATGCGATCCGTGATGCTGGCTTCCAGGGCGGCGATTTGCTCTAGAGCGGAAAGAGCGGGAGATGCGGCGCTCGCGGCATCAATTTCGTCCTGAGACGGGCGCGGCATCGCAGACCGCCACGCAGCCAAGAATGGCCCTTGCCCGTCACAGTTGTCCTGAATGTCAAACTCGGAGAGTGAAACGCCAGGGCGTGCGTTTAGTATCTTGTTGTGGATGGTCATTATGCAACCCTCACGCCTTTAAACCACGATGCACCGTTGGTAACGTAAGTAGTCGTAGCCGTCCCCTCGGTGTGGTAGGTAAACACCTCGTAATAGTCGGTGCCGTTAGCATCAACTATTACCGATCCATTGCTGTGAGCTTCGTTTCCAGACCCGCTCGTGGTTCCGTTTACCCTATGCAACGCGCTACCGTTCTTACGCAATTCAAGCATGGTGCGCTTCTGGTCGGACAAAGAGCCATACGCAACACCGAACATAAGCAAGTACTTTCCCGCTGCTGGCGTGTACCTGTAGTTCGTGGTGTTGTCGTATTTGCTGGCGGTGTCCCAATTCTCCACGTCGAACTGAACCTTCGTGAAGGTAGCATTTGCCACAGTCTGCGAGGTAGCTGCCGCACTGAAACTGTCTTGGGTTCCGCCCCCAGATATCCCCGTCAACAAACTCCCATCCACCGCAGGGAGCTTGCCAGAGCCGTCAAGCTGGACCAGATTGTTGGCTGAGGTGCCCGCCGTGAGAGTCGATACCTTGCTCGCAGCCCTCACATACCCCGCGCAGACCCAATTGCCAGACCCGAGAGAGACAAAGACTGCCACATCTCCGGCGGCGGTGTCGATGTTCTCCGCACCAGGAAGAATCAGACTCGTACCATCGTGCGTCAGGGTCAGGATGCCCGCGAACCGCACCGTCCGACGAGTACCGGTTTGTACCGTACCGAGAGCGGTAATAGTTGTGGTGCCTGTGATGCTGACATAGTTGCCCGCCGCCGCGCCGATGTCGCAGGTGGGGGCCGAAGCGACCGTAGCACCCGCTTCATTGATGGCAGCAGTCATAGCGATGGTGCTGCCCGTGCTGGCAGCATTGCTGGCACCGAATTGATTGGTGGTAGCATTCACCGTACCGATGCTGACATCGTCAGCACCGTCATAAATCTTGAGAATCCAGGGAGTGCCGGAAGTATCTAGCCACAGCGTACCAGCGACGGCATAGGATGGGCGAGACGCGCCGCTATGCGTGGTCAGACCAGCAGCGTAACGGTCATTGTCCTGCGTGCGATACGCAGTACCGGTCTGACCAGTCGCAATGGAAGGGTTGGTTGCTTGAGCCATGACTTCTCACCTTGGTGAATGCCGCACTATGCCACGTATCCGTACCCACGCGCAACCCAATCAAACGTGCGCTGCACGGCGGCATTGCTTGAGTTGAAGTATTGGATGGTGAACCCTGACGCACTCGCGGCAGTGATGGTCTTGTAATCACCCGTCGCCATATTCTGATCGGCCACAGCGATGGCAGGTTGGACTTTGAAAGCCGGGGAAAACGTCACCGTCAGTCCCGCAACGGTGCAGAGCACGTCGTTATCCGACGCAAGACGATCAGGCATGTCGACAGTGACGTTCAGACCAGTGATGCTGGGGGTGACGCCCTGCGCAGAACTGGTCAGGATGACCCGCCATTGGAATGCGCGGGCACTGTAATCACCGATTATGAATGCCTGCCAAGCACCCCATGTGGCGTAATCGTCGCTCGTGCGGACTTGGAGTTCAATATCCCAGTCACTTGCCGTTACACCGTCCCAATCACCGACAAGTTCAACGTCCGACCAGTTGTCAACGATCTGCGCGTAATTCACCCCATTGACAGTTACCGATGCGGTAAGGCGGGATGTAAACACGTACCCGAGATCGAGATCGGATGCGAAGTAGTATGTACCACTTGATGCAAGATCGGTGTTATCGAGAGTGTCGAAGTCGGCAAGAGCGTCAACATTGGCTACATCATCGAACGTGATGAGTGGGCCGAGTTCTAAAGCGCCGCCGACTACTTTGACGTTACTCTTTGTCCCGGCAAAACCAGGACTCTCTGTCACGGTGGCCACGGCGTTCATGTTGAGAACGCCCGAAACACCGTTCACAACAATCGTCTCGTTGACGCTCTCGGACCCGGAGTAATCCACGGCTTTGATCAGATACGTACCGCTCAGGGCGGGGACGGTGACACTCGTTCCGTCAACGCGGGGTACGAGCACCTGAGCAGATGCCCATGTGGAGCCACCGTACTTGATGACGTAATGTGACAGATCAACATCACCAACCGGTACCCAGGACAAATACGCCGTGGTGTCGAGCACCGAGACGGAGAACCCCGTCACATCCTCGGGAGGGGCGGTTACCCCGAACGGAGTAAACGTGGTCGTCACCCAATCAGATGTGACACCATATCTGCTTACCGACCGGGCACGAATGCTGTAAGGCTGACCGGCCTCAAGCCCATCGACAGTGACATCACGACTAAGAACGGCCCCTACGGCGGATGACCACACGTCACCTGCGACCGGTTTATACTGTACCTCAACACCGGTCGCGGCAACAGTGGCACTTGCGGGAACGCTGAGAGCTACGTAAGTGCGAGACACAACACTACCCCGCACAAGCGCCTCATCATCCCACACCTCACGAATGACAGGGACGGGAGGCTGCTGGCTCTCAACCGGAGCGACCTGGGTAATATTGCTCACGAAGGTCGGGATCGACCCTGCATAGCTCGTATGGACAGCGGGAGCCTCATCCACCATGATGATGCGGGCGCTCAAATCCTGACCGCGATTGATCGACTTTACGATGAGACGAACCGATTCCTCGTTGGTCTCACCAAACATCACCAGATCATCAATGTCTGGTACATCAGTCACCACTACAGGCGTAGTGAATGTCAGGACAGACTGCTCACCAACGATAGTGTTGACAGCCTGGAGCAGCGTGCTGTTGTCGGCGGTACGACGGATGCGAACCACATAGGTCTTGCCCGCCTCCATGGTGACGGTGCTGTCGAGAGTGATGGTCGTCGCCTGACCACCACCGTCAAAGGTCATTTCCTGGATGCGGGATTGCCACTGACCCCACATCGGCACATCATATGCGACATAGACCAGATCACCCGGCTGACAGGCGAAGTTCTCCACATCGGTGTTGATCTCGTAGGTGGCGGGGCGCAAACGCGCCGCGTACATGTGATAACGACCCTCACGCCACGCCTGCTTCTGACTGGTACAGGAGAGCATGTCGATCTGCTCGAACAGAGACGCTGTGGTCGAGGTGTAGCCGTCAGCATAGACAACCACCTCGTCTTCCTGCCAACCCTCATCAGGATTGACGAAGCGGCACTTCAGACCGTGCGGGTGATCGACGAATGACTTGGTGCTCTTGAACCCCCACGAGTTGCGAGGGGTGAAGTGCTGGAACGCGGTGGTCTGAGCCACGTCGCGCAGGATGGATTCCTTACCATCACGCCGGATATACCGAGCACGACCCGCTGCTGCAATGTCGCGCAGCATTTGGTCCACCGTGGTCGCCTTGTCGTGGACAGCATCGTACTGCCATGTCGGACCTTCACCCTGCGGCGATGTTGCATCACAGGCATTAGCCCAATCCAGGACGCTTGCGAGGTCGATGTCATCGTCATCAGTCGGGCGATTATTGGCACCGCCGCGCAACACGTCGCACCACGCCCATGCGGGGTTGCGGGTAACTGCCGGTGCAGACCAGGAGGTTCCGTTCCAAGCGGGTAGCACCGAGGTGCAGACAGCGTTCAACGTCTCAATCGCACCATTCAACTGCTCGGTGGCCTTGATGCGCACGGCGAGAAGTGCGAGACCCGGCATGTTGATCGGATACTCGGTGGTGATGGATCGCAGAGTTGACCAGTACGTGGAATCCATGATCTGGTCGCTGGAAGAGTCGTCAGTGTCGCGTTTGATGCGCACATCGTACTGACCCTTGGTGACAGTCCACCGTAGAGTCCCACGCACCGCGCTGGTGCTGTTGTCAGTCAGAGAGATAGTTCCGGCGCTCACCCAGGACGCAGCGCCCGTGACGCTGTATTCCACGCTCAGTGATACACTGCGCTCAGAGCGCCCACCGCTGCTGTCGAAGATGGTCAGACCACGGGGGAGGTTCACATCAACGGTGATCTCGTCAGTGTTCGCCCGCGTGGTGCGGGTCGCCCAACTGCCCGCCTGGGTCAGATGGATGTTGAGCGAGTCTTCGCCAACGGAGCGGGTGAACAGGGTGACGGGAGTGTCGGTACTGTATCCCTCGCGCAGTTCGTATTCCACACCGATGAAGTCGTCGATGCTCGTCTCACCGATCTTGATGTCTTCGATCTGGAGAGGGCCGTACCCGAAGCAGAACAGAGCGCGGAAATACTGATCCGACCCCTGCGTCTCGGTATAGGTGTTCGCGGCGAGCATGGGGAACACGCGGCGACGACCGTACACTTTCGGCACCACACCGAACGGGTTCACCCTGTTCCGCACACCCATAATGCTGTAAGTCGGGCTGCTCAGGCTGGTGTTGTAACTGCTGTTCAGCGCGTCACTGCTTCGGTCGGCGTTGGTATTTGTCGGGATGATGGCGTTGACAATGGCATTGCCGACCATCGTCACCATAGCGCCCGCGATGCCGCCAACAATACCACCCCACGTCACGGCCATGCCGCCAACAGTAAACGCGGTTGATGACGCCATTGCCGCACCAAGTAGTGCGGCACCAGCACCCGCCGTAACAACCGCAGCAACAACCATGATCGCAATCATGGCGATCATTTTGACTGGCGACTTACCCCCTCCCCCACCGCCCCCACCACCCATGGGGACAGCGTGGACACGAACCGAGCATCCCGGCTTGGGACGGACTTTCTTCCAGGCATCATACGGCACAAATGTCTCGCGCTTGGTCTTCTCGGACCAGATCGAGACGCGGAGTGCCGGAATGATGCCGGGGTGGATCGCGTGCTCGACGACCATCTGACCGATGATCTCGTCAACGCTCCAACCAGCGGGGATTGCTCCGGTGATGCGCTCATCACGGAACATGCGCGGATGACAAATGACGTTAACGGAGGCGGTAGAAGCCTTCAATGCGGCGCTTCCACGCTCCTGATTCGTAGCGGTCAACACAAGAATTGCACCCGCGCTCACAGTGAAGGAATAGACCTGGGGCGCATACTACCCCAACATGGATGGGATAACCAAGCATGTTGAACAGGATGCAATCACCGGGTTGTGCCTCTGACGGGTCGATACGCTTCCACGTCTCGTCTTTGTGTTCCGCCATGAAGCGAGCGATGCGTTCCCGGTCCCCCTCATCCACATAGGATGTGCCGGTGTATGTGGGGACGCTCTTCCCGAATTGCTGCTTCATCACCATGCAGAGAAAGTACCAGCAATCGGCAGACTGATCAGAATGCCCGTGCGGCTCGTACTTGATTCCGATGAATTTATTAGCCCAATCGGGAGGGAGCGCCATTACCACAATCCTGGGAAGCGGGCGGGGTTGACAACCGCACCGGGCCATGTTTCCCGACTATACTGCAACGGCACGAGTTCGCCCTCAAGCACCATCTCATCAGCGGTCACTTGATTGAGAAACAGACGCCCGGTCTGAAATTCAATGACGCTTGGTTGGCTGCTCAGAGCGACACTAATGACCACAGTGGGGGATGGGTCGAGCACCCAGATAGCCGCATATATCTCACGGCTGATGTTGTCTATCCGCAGCATGGCCTTCTGTGGCACATCCCCATCTGCATCCGGCAGCACAATCTCAAACGGGAACGAGTAATAGGTGTTACCGTTACTCACCACATCGGATTGGGAGTTGACGAACCGCATCGGCCCTGTCAGATCGGGATGGGTGATGTCGAGCAGGATGTACCAAGCAACTTGCGAATGCTCGGTAAATGCTTCGTGAATGGCTGTTGCGGATAGGGTCATAGCGACACCACCTCAAGGCTCAGATTGAACAGCCCAGCACCCAGCGCATTGAACTTGGGTGGGGTGAGCATGACGTACCTCTCCGTCGCACCCGTGGTCCACGCGCTGCATGTGAACGGCTTTGCACCGAGAACCAAATCATCCTCATACCACACCTCGAAAATGGCCTTCTGAGCCAAGGTGATCATCATGGATATGCTGAGGCGCTTCTCGGTGAGCGACCCGCGACTGCGGAAGTTCTTCCCAGGCATCAGACCGCTCCGCAGCGAGTAGCCGTTCCACGATTCTTTCCACCCGCTGACATTGGCACCCTGCGGCAGTGTCGTAGGCCAGGACGCAGCAGACGGAATGATTGTGGTGTCAATGACACGCTGCGGAGCGGCATCAATGAGTTTAAGCGTCACGTACCAGATACCGTTGCCCACCGCCGTGATGTCGGGATCGGATAGCATCTTGTAACTGTGCGACGTCACACCGTCGTCGAATTTGACCCAATCGAATGACCCTGTACCGTTGCTGATCGTGGTGGACCAGAAGCCGAACAGCGTGTCTTTGTCGTCGTCACTGAGCGGCACTCTGACATTGTACGTCTTGATTACGGACGGGTCGCGCAGACGGTTCTTGCGACCAACCGACATGCTGGAATGGATCGCGCTCTCCAGGTACGTCTCCTCGTACCCGTCTGCGGTGACTTGCTGCACGAGCGATGTGGGCCACACAGCCATGGGATCAGCCCCTGTTCACAGCGGGTTGCCGGATATTGTAATCCTGGCGCAACTGATTGGTCAAACCACCACCCTTGGCGTAACCCTGCACAGCCTTGTTCGCTTCGTCACGGGCAATGATGCGAACGATGGGGCCGAACGCACCCATCTGCTGCTCAACGTCGAACTCTTTCTGGGTGCCGTAATTGTTGATCTCAACAGTCACCTGAGTTCCGCCCCCGGTGCTGCGGATGCCCAGATCACCCTGAGGGGTGCGGGTCAGCGGGACGATAGCCTCAGGACCAGCCTCACCCATGATACCGCTCAACGCCCCACCCTGCCCAAAGCGGAACGGGGTCACACCATTGACCACACCACCCTTAGCGAAGGGGATGATATTGTCAAACACAGCACCACGGGCGGCGGTCGTTGTAGCGCCGCCCGTGTTGAAGTCGCCTACAGGTGGGCTGGACGTACCCCCGCCACCGAAGTCGAACATCTTACCGAAGATGCCGCCAATACCGCCCGCTTCTTGCATCGCCTTAGCGATGGGGATGGTGATGCTCATCTGGATTTGCATACGGATCAAGTCGCGGATGATGCTCTCAGCCATCTTCTCGAACGACAACTCGCCGGTCATGGCGAAGTCAACCATCGCATCTTCCATACCCTTGAAGGCATTGGTCATCAGACGCTCGGTTTGGTCAGCCACGGTGCCCACGGACTTGATGTACCCGCGCATCGCACGATCAGCGCCGGAAGCCCAATCCTCCTCCAACTGGAGACGGGTGATGAGGTCATCCTGGTATTGCCGCTCGATCTCACGACGCTTTACGGCACGGTCTGCCTCGCTGACACCAGTCGCTTCGGCAAGATCGTTCAACCGCTTCTGACGGGTGATGTCGGGGTCCATCTGCTCACGGATGGTCTGACCACGCTCGGCATTGGTCGCGTCACGGGCGGCTTTGGCCTTGTCGATCATCCGGTCGCGCTCGGACGGGTCTTGGCTCTTATTCGCCTCGATCTCTGCAAGACGATACGCACGTTCCGATGCAGAGATATTGTCGTTCGTAGCGGCGAGTAGCGCCTTCTGATCGTCGAGAGCCTTCATGTCAATACGGTGCTGGTCGTTCTTCACCTCGTTACCGCGACGGATGATCTCGTACAGCGCCTCGCGGGCCTTAGCTTCCATCTTGGTCCCGGCAATCCCCGAGTCGCGCAACCTCTGTTCGGCAAGCGCTACATCGTAGCCCTTGGTGCGCACATCGTTGAGGAACACCAACTGGTTACCGAGTTTGCTGGACTCGCCGCCAAGGGTCTGCATGGCGGCGGATTGGTCCTTGGCGATGCTGACACTGTAAGCGAGCGTCCCGTTCTGACCCTGAGCCTCAGCGTCACGCTTGGCAGCCTCCGCCCGAGCAATGGACATCGCCCGCGCACCTTCAAACGAAGCGGCGGCGAGTTCGCGCTCGGCTCTGGCCTGACGGTCGAGAGCGGCGGCGGCATCGTTCAGCGCGGTAATACGCTGCGTCTCCGCAACATCAAACGCGACCTGACCTTCCTGAGCCGCTGTGGGGCGGTCGGCAGCGGCGCGGGTAGCCGAGAGACGAGCACGGGCAGACGCCCTCTGTGGTGCAGGGAGAGCCGATACGGAGCGTTCGTCACTCAGAGCCTGTTGCGCCCGCTCAAGCGGCGACAGGAGGTTTCCGAGTTGAGCGCCGAGTTTCATCAATTGGTCCGCGTAATCTGACGCACCAATCTTCCCCGCCAAGAAACCCTTGACCAAGGTATTGATGTCACCGGACACTTTCTGAGTTTGCTCATCCAGCGGATTGAGTTCCCGACCAATCCTGGCGATTTGTGCCGAGAGGTCCGACGCATCGCCGGACGGTTTACCCATATCACCAGCAACACGTCGGAACTGAGTCTCAGCACCCCTATTCCCACGTCGTGCCGCTTCGTCAGCCAAAGATTTGAAGAACTCCTTGGACCCAGAAACACCTTCCGGTTTGAACTGCCATACCTTAGCAAGCGTCTCAGCCTGCTTGATTAGCGGGTCTCCCAGTTTCAAAAGGTTATTCCACGCAGCACCCATCGCGTGAGACGCACGTTCTGTAGAACTCATTGACGATTTCAACTCACCACTGAATCTGTCACTCAGCGCCGTGAATACCAGATCGGCAGCCTTACCACGCTCACCGAGCATATCAAATTCCCGGATTTGCTTAAGTGTTGCCGGAGAGAGTGACCCCTTATAAGTGCTTGATACTTTGTCCGCGAAGACACTGATATCGTCCAACGATTGCGCCAGACTATCCGCTGAACTGACGACGTCCCCCTTGAACATCGTAGCCATGTCCACAGAGAGTTTCGCCCACCTATCCACACCGCCGAGGTCGGAAGCGCGAGATTTGGTCAAACGATCAATAGCGTCGAAAGCGTCCGACCTACCAGAGCCGATGTTCTGCATTGACTGAGATAGGACCATCATGGAACGTGCTGAGGTCTCGGCGGTCCTGCCGAGAATCCGCAGATCAGATTCCATCTTACGAGTACGATCCGCAACGTCCATTGCCCGGATCAACGTCATTACCGGGACGACGAGCGCGAGTGCCGCCACACCGAGCCCCGCCATGATTTTAATATTCTCGCCCATGAACGCGCCGAGCACCTGCATACCCTGCGTCATCGCCACAGTGGCGGGTGACATGCCGGATGCGAGAGACTCGGCAGTGTTACGGACGGCTGCTGTGTATTGCAGCATCTGGTTGGTGTTGATCTTGCCTTTGGTGCTGACCTCCTGGAAATGCTTGGTCTGCTCCATGAGCGCCTTGTTCATGCGCTCCGCAGTAGCGAGGTCATAAGCACCAGCACCCACACCCGCCATGATCTGAGCACTGCGGGCGTCCCGCTGCTGCACGGCTGCCTGCGGGTCATACTGCCGCATCAAGGCGAGGAACGGTGCCTTGGCATCGACAGGCTTGTTCAATTCCTTCAACTGAGCGTTCAACTCGACAAAGCGGCGATGCAGCGCCTGAGCTTGCTGGTCTGTTGCTTTGAAGTCGTCGGGTAACGTGGATTTGAAAGACTGAAGGTCACGCAACTGCTGCCTCAGTTTCTCCACGGGGCTCATGGTCTGCTGAACGATCTGCTCGAACCGCTTCTGAGCGTCAGTGAGTTTTTCCACAGCGGTCACAGCGGGGGTGGTCTGCTCGCGCAACTTCTGCACAGCGTTGGACACTGCGACGTATTGCTCGGCGCTGATACCCTTGACGAAAGTCTCACGGCTGATACCGGCAAGTTTCGCCGCTTCGACGTTGATCTGCCCGTACTTCTGAGCGATGGCCGACAGATGCGTCTCATACGCCTGAATCCCGGCAGGGTCGGTCACATCCTTCATCTTCGCGCTGAGTGAAGCGACCTCGGACTGATACTTGGCAAATTGCGACGTGTTGACATCCCGACCGAGCATCTGCCCGAAGGATGTGGGCTTCACGACGTTCCCGGCAGCCTTGGCAGCCTGTTCAACCTCATGGAGCGCAGTGGCCCGTTGCTTCAGGTTGACGGTGTTCTCTTTCAGCGCCGCGCCGACCTTCTGAATCGCTGCGAGTTCTTCAGCCGAGTTACGCTTCTGGGCGTCGTTGTATTCCTTGACGTACTTGGTGATCTCTTTCTGAGACGCGCCCATATCCTTCATCTTCTGGATGGCAGCGTCCATGCCGACCATCTCGACAACCAAGCGGGTGAGGAATGTGTTGTCGGCCATGGTCAATCACCTTGCGGCTTCGGGCGGTTTGCGTAAGCGGTCAGATAGAGACCGTCAAGACCACGCAGCACATCCACATCGAATGGTGAGAGCGGTGTCGCGGTCAAGATAGACCAGTCTCGCATTTCAGTCCAGCCAATAGGGTTCGGCCCGAAACCGTTACTGGTCCGGCTGGAAGCCAATTGCAGATACCAACCCCACCAATGCTCACCACATTGTGGACACTCAGGTCCGGTGAGGCGCGGTTGGATCATGCCTTGACGTGCTGCTGACTCAAGGTGCGCCCGAAGCGTAGCCCCGTCACCTTGCGGAGTGTCCAGTTCAAACTGGTTCTCCGCGAAGGCGAACAGGGCCTGAATCAGTCCCGGAGGTAATTGCTCCGGTCAGCGACGAACTGTTCCGCCTGTTCCCGCACGGTGGGGAACTTCTCATAGATGCGGCGAGCGGCGGCACGGTCGAACGGGACTTCCACCCCGGCCATCACCATACCACCCCACCCGAGAGTGCAGTCCACCAAGACGCCGATCTGCTCCGCCTCAATCTCCTCGATGGTGATGCGAGCGGCACTCTTGCGGTTGATGCGGGCGTTGGCGATCTTGTGCTGCGATTGCTTGTACACGCTGCTGTCGGAACCAGCCAGCATGAGATACGCCGTGGTATCCTCGCCGGTCAGCGGGTCACGGATGATGCACTTGGCACCGGCATCGGCGCGGCTCACCACGTCGAGGTCGTTGAGATCGAAGGTCATGGTTAACTCCCGTTATTGACACGTCAATAGATACCCTACCGCGTGGTGATAATCAAGGCGGGATAACGTATCTGCTGCGACTGCCACCGGGCAAATGCAACACTCCCCATTGACGCGCGGTTCTGCTCGACCTTCCTGTCACTAGCAGCGACGAACCCCGGCATGTCGATGAAGGTGAACTTGATGTTGACGAAATTGCTGTACCGCTTCAGTTCCGTGGCGGTGAACTCATAGGTGTGGTACGGGACGTGGAACTTCAGCTTACCCCAGCCTCGCATTTCCACCTTGCGGGCGTATGGCATCAGGTTGGTGATGATGACCTCGGTCACACCCTCGTCTGGCAACTCCTCGGCGTTGTCGTAGACCTTGCCGTTGACGAGAATGATGTGGCTGTCCCGATAGACGTATTTGTCGCGCTCGGCGCTACGGTCCACAGGGCTGTTGTTCCTGAGACGCTTCATCGCGTCGATGATGATGTTCTTGAGGTAGTCGAACTCGTAGACGATATTCTCGCCGGGTTTGACGGAATACTCGTCCCGGTCGCGCTGCCCGCCAACGAACGTCGTCACCTTGCTGGGACGCTTCACCGGGCGACTCATCACCTTGTTCTTCTCAGTGACGGCGAAGTCAGCAAACGCACCGAGAATGTCGCCCGCGAGATTAGCGGCAGCCGCATCGAAGGTCGGGTTCGCGCTGGTCTTCTTTATGCGCCTGATTGCCATACGAGCCCCCTGTAGCGAAACGGGGCGAGCCTCACGACCCGCCCCACCCGCACCGCATCCCCATCCCGGAGATTAAGTCACGGTGGAGTCTTGGATCACAATCGTTGAGGGAATATATCCCGTGGTGGTCGCCTTCTTCAGCGCCTGGAACGACATGGTGACGGGGACGCCACCGTTGCCCTGACGCGAAATGCCCGCCGTGCCGAACTTGATGCGCGGAAGGACGATCTGAACGAAGTCGGCATTGACGGACGAGTCCACATCCATACGCACCATCAACGACACTTCCGTTTCGTCGTCGAAGTAATCGAGGAACGTGGTGTCCTGGAAAAGGACGGTCATGTTGCCGGTCAAGTTCGCCACACCGAGGAAGATCGCCGGGACGGTATTGGAACCGACAACAGCGTCCGACTGCGGACCAAGATCCAGGGTCAGTTCCATACCGGTGACGACGGCGACGGGAACACCAGCGACCAGAAGCGAACCATTCACAGCGGCGAGGATGCCGGTGCTGGTAGGCGCGGTCACGGTGCCGGTGAAATACGGTGCGCTCGCCCCGCTCAGATACGAACCATCCTTGCCCATCACACCGAGCGTCATGGTGGACATGCCGGAAGCAGGGAGACCGATCTGC